GTTTGACCTGTTTGGAAATTAACGCTAATTCTATTTACACCACCACCCGGATTAGTTGTCCCACCATTAAAATATTTCGCCTTAACATTAAATAAATTAATTCTATCCGCAACCGGAATACTTGTCGTATAAATAAATCTTTTAAGATTATTATCAGTTGAAGCTCCGTCATAAGCCAAATAAGGTGCCCCAATATTATTTGAAGCATACTGTAAATCATAAATAATACCCGTTAATTGTTGTTTGTAAATTTGAGCACGAGAAGTTAAAAACCCATAAGGGTTTGTTGGTGATATTGACGGTACATTAAATGCCGTTGAACTAAACAATGGTAATATACCTGGACTTAAACTTATTGATGTAACATCTGTATTTGAAACAATACTCGGACAAGGAACCGCAGTATTACCTGTATTTTGTGTTGTAACACCAACACCCTCACCAATATCCTCACTTGTTTCTGACTCCGGACTACAAGGACATAGTTCACAATCAGGATAAGTTAAAATAGGTACTTTAATACCCGATAAATCTATCTTAAATAATAATACAACTATATAAATAATAAACGCGGCTAATAAAGCATATGTAATTGCCGCTATAGCAAGACCAGCACTAAATGTCGCACCAAAACCGACAGAAAATGCACCTATTCCGGTTTGTATTCCAAGAGCTATATAATAAGCAGCTAAAACAGGTAAAAACGCAACTCTTAAAATATAAATTACAAAATATAATATGTGTAGTAATAGTATTAACGCAAAAAATACCGGAGTTAAAATTATACTAAAAAACATAAAAATGATATATAAAATATCAAATCTAAAGTTCCCATCATTTGTTGGAAATCTATTATTAACACTCGCACAATTATTGTCTAATATATTTTTAATACCAATATATCTTTCTATACCACTACCTTGTCTTCTACCTGAAATAAATTGAGAAACCGTATAAACTTTATTATATTGCATTAAATAAAATTTATCATCACAATTAATGGCCTCTTGTACTATTTTTTGAGCTAAAATATTATCTGATGTTGTACCTGTACGAGCATAATCATTCCAATCAACACTAAACGCGTAAGATTGTTGTACATTACTACCTTTGTATTCTTTAATATTTGGTACTAAAAAATACCCTCGTCTTGTAGGTTCACTTAATGATGGTGACTGAGACCACTTAATTTTAAATCTATATTTAGCTTTAGTTGGTATACCAACTTCCGGGTCATTAGATAATACTTGCTCACCAAATTCATTAGTCGTATAATAATCTAAATTCATTGGTACATCAATTAACCAAGTACCGTTTTCATCTATAACTTTACCACCACCTTCTAAACTAAAATTTTCTAAAATTGGTCGTCCATTTGAATCTTGTAAGATTGTTTGTCTAATCGCTAATATATCTCCAGGACCTACGGTTAAATCACATAAATGGCCTGAATTACTTGGTGGTCTACATCCTGTTGATAACGCATTACTATTTGTTGTTGAAATTATTGACCCCATAAAAATAGATGTTGGTCTAATATCCACATTAGCTTCACTAGTTAAATCAAAATCAGTTCTTGTAATACCTAAATTACAAATTTCAGGTTGACCCCATAATGGGTCTACCTCAATAGATTTACTAAGATTAATAATTTGAGGTAATTCACGTAAATTATTTGATGACCTAAAATTAGTTCCAGAAACTTGAGCCTCAGTTGCAAGACCCATTCTAATTAAATCTTGAGGTGATAAAGAAAACTCCCCAATATCAGATAAATCAACGTCCATAACAATAGTATGAGACCCCACAGGAACACCAAATATCATATAGTCACCACTTTCATTAGTGATTGCGTTATATTTGTAATATTTGTCGTAAACCTCAATTAATGTTGGGTCCGTTAAAACATCATTTCTTGTGAAAAAAGTTCCGGTCGGAACGTGAGCACTATATGACTTAACATAAGGTAGTAGATTATATCTATACCCCTCATCATTATTATCTAATAATGATTTATATGGATATAATTCGGATATAATAGGATTGTTTTGGTCTACACTATCTATAGGAATAAAGATAGAAACTTTAGCATTTGGAATACCAAAACCATTATTGACACTAACACGTCCAACAATAACTCCATAATCAGAACATTGTCTTGTATAGATATCACTTTGTAATATTTTTAAGGATAGAATTTCTAAATGCTCGAATTCTTGTTCAATTAATACCTTCAAAGAAGTATCGACACCGACCTTCGTTCTTATTCTATATGACTTTGACATTTTTTATCTTTTTAAATAAATAGTTTATACACTATTTTTAAAAGATAATTCATTATTTTAAAAAATAAATTATTATGAAAAGTTAACAGTTTTTAAATTTTTAACTCTAATATTAATATCTTTATTAGGATATTTGATTTGATATGTTTGATTTGGTTGAGCAAAAATTGTATCATCAATTAATTCAATTTGTTTTGTTGTACTATCAATATATCTTTGAGATGTTTGAGATGATGAATATTGTCCACCAACTTGATTAAATACTTGAATATCCGACAATGAAATTACACCATTTTCACTTTGTATTAATCTTCTTAATTCAGATATATTAACATTCTCACCCATTTGTCTGTTAAGAGGGTCAAAATACTCAGAAACAATTGTAATTATTTGAGAAATAACGGTTCCTTGATTTTGTGTATTATCTAAAACAACATCAATATTAAAACTTAAATCAATAACATTCGCACTTTGAATTGACACATAATCATTAATCATTCGATAATTTGACAAATAATTTGCAACATTATTTTTTAGTGTGTTTGAAATAACTTCGGTTAATCTACCGGTTTCATCATAAGATAACATTTGAACTATTATCTTATTATTATTTTCAGTTATTGAAACTTTTGCAGGTGCCCCAAATTGTGATGGCATTGTTCTAATTAACGACTCATAATCATTAACAGTAACCGCTCTTTTTTGTGATGAAAAATTATACGCAACTAAATTTCTAACTTCCTCTGTTGTTGGGAAACTCGCCCCACCAATCGCTGCGGTTACATTAGTACATCTTAACGAATTAACCACAGTTGTGTTAACACTATCTGATGGACCATTAACAAAAAATGATACGGTACCTATTTGTGTAATAGCATTCACACCAATATTACTACCAACACCTCCACCAACTCTGTATTGAACAAATAAAGTTGTGTTTGCCTTTAAAGAACTACCTAACGCTAAATTATTAGAATACTTATATAAATTTAATTGATAACCATCCCTTGCAAATTCTCTTAATTGTTCATCTGCCGATTGTGAACCACCACCAAAAGTCATTTTTAAAAATCCTTCAGGTGTAAATTCTGTAATAAATTTACTACTAGTCTGTAAATATTTTCCAACTTTAATACCCGGTGCGTCCGATACTTTTGTTGGGTCTTCAACAAATACTCTATCTTCCGATAAAGAATCCACTTCATACCATCTATTATCTAAACCTAAAAACTCTTGTACTGATGGGATATTTGTGTATTGTGTACTATCTTTTAACAATACACTAGTCACCCCCAACACATTTTTATCTGGTAAAAATAATTCATAAAAAGGTCTAACATCATTTGGCGTTATAACTTTTTTAAATACTTTTGTGGTACCATTAACCACAGTTTCTCGTTTAGTGATTGTATAATTTAATAATTTATTATTAGAATCAAAATTAGGTATTTTTAACCTATTAGGGAATCCCTCACCATTTATTGGCGACGCAAAATCAATATCATAAACCGTTTCAAATACTTGTCCCGCTCCATTTACTTGAGAACCTCTACGTAATATACCACAATATCTTAAATCTTCTTTATCTCCAAAAGCAGGAACTGTAATTGAGAAATCAACTAAAGCAACTGATGGTCTCATACCCGGAACTTTCAATCCATAGGTTTTTGCAATATTAAATATGGATGACCTTTGTTGTGCATATTGAAGAACAGTCTCTTGAATACTTCTATCAATATTAAACTGTAAGTTGTCGGTTACCGCAGCATTTAAATCCAATAATACCGAAAAAACAGACGCATCGTTAAAGTTTTGAATAGTGTCCGGATAATAGGTTTTAGTAAAGTTAATTAACTCTGTTCTAATTGATTGGAAATCTCTTGTAGTATAGGAAATTTTTTTGTTTGCCATAATTTTATATATTAATAATTACAAAATCGCTACTATTAAACACATCATTATTAATGATATAATCAATTTTAACTTTTGCAGTATGTTCATTATTTGAGATGTTAGGTACACGAAATACTCTTTCATCATTATCGTTTATATAACTACCTTTATCTTCGTCAGTATCTGAAGCCGCACCAATAGAAATATTAGTAATTCTTATACCCGGTAGATATATTCCGGCAGCCTCTCTTATTTCCGTTTCTATTTCTGAAAAAGTAGGACCGTCTAACGGTTCAAAGATAAATTCATATAATCTTGTCCCAAAATCAGGTAAATAATATCTACTACCTTTTTTTGATAATAAAAGGTGTATTAAATTAGACCTAATTTCTTGGTCACTATAATCCGATAAATCTAAATATTTTCCATCATAAGAATCTCTGAAAGGAAAAGTTAACCCATATGTTGTTCCATCTGCCATAACTATAAATATAGTGTCGTCATTATTTTTTATAAATACCCCCAAAATAAAAAATCACGACCTAAGTCGTGATTTATAT